TTATCGATCACCGCATAACTGCCATCTGCGAACCGCACCATTGCGCCATCAGTGCGCTGCGGTGTGCCGGTAAAGGATCGGCGCACAAATGGATGCTGGCTGCGGTCGCGTGCGTTTTCCTGCGCGATGTTCAGTTCATGGGCGATGGCTTCCAGTCCGGTCTGGGATGGATCGCGCCCACCCGTAGCGCGGGCCTCGATTTCGCCTGCAGACAGTTGATAGCTTTGGAATGCAGACATGTGGCCGGGAAGGTTGCGCCAGTGCGCACGCGCCCCGTCCATGATCTTTTTGCGCAGATCGGCATAGGCGTGATGTTCTTCCACGAATGTCTGCACCGACTGAAAGAAGTCAGCCACGGCATCATCGAAAGCGCTTAGCTGGGTGTATTCCTTCGGATCATGGCCCTGATCGATGGCATACTGGATCGCGGCAGATCGGATGCCTGCAGATCGACGCAGGGCGGTGTGAAACGCCACATTGGCTTCATTCTCGCCCGCTTCCAGATGTCGGCCATGCGCAGCGATGGCTTCGATAAATGCCGATTTATAGATTGGCGTGGGTGTGCGGGTTTTCTGTTCGGCCCAGAGCGCTGACATGAAGTCAGAATGCAGGGCATCCATTCCGGCATCTGATGCCTTGAGGTTGTCCAGCGTGACCTGCAGTTGCTGTGATGCCCGCGTGAGATTTTTCTGTGTGAACTCTCGTCCATCGCCGGTTGCGAACCCTTCATCATACTGGATCAGATGTTGGATTTCGTGCAGCAGCGTAGATCGCGCATCTTTCATCGTGCGCGCATGAACCTTGATCAGCGTTGATGGCGAGCGAACAGCGTGGTCCATTTCGATACGACCGCCGCGCCCTTCTTTGGTCGCATTACCCAGCACTTGCGCATAGCCTTCGCTACCGTTTGGCGCTTTGGGATCGATCTGGATGATCACGCGGACATCGCGCAGCCACGGATAGGCGGCATATAGGTCTGGATGGCGCAGAACACGTTCCAGTGCGCCATCGACAGTGAACTGTTTGGCGGTTCTATAGTTGGCAGGCACCGCCCCAGCGGCATCAGTGCGCCATGTTGCACCGGCATCGCTGATTTCATGACGCCAGAAACCATCCAGCGGGTTGCGGAACCAGCCTGTTTTCGCCTCGATTGTTTCAGCATCTGCGCCGTTGTTTTCCAGCGCCATCGCATCACCCAGCGCCATCAGCATCATGTTGTCTGCGCCACGCTCGCCAATGAACTGCGCCAGTTCGCCATACCGGGCGCCGGGTTCGTCACGGATGATGGACAGCAGCAGACGCCGGTAGGCATCGACCGGATCGATGGACGGATCAGTTTTGCCCAGCGCGCTGAAATAGCCCTGCATCAGTTCGCCCAGATAACCGGCTTCTTCATTGCCGACATAATCCAGATCAGACAGCATCGCGGACACATCACCTGCAATCTCGTCAACGCGGGTGATCGGGGTGGCTTCGCTGACAGCGTGGAATAGTTCGTCCTGCTTGTGTGCGTCAGTGTCGAACAGACCGCCATCTGATCCGACTGGCTTCTGTTCTGGCTTGCCTTCGCCGCGTGCGCGTGCGCGGCGTTCTGCAGCGATTTCATCGGCAACGGTCGTGTCTGGCAGATCGATTAGTGAAACATCTTCACCGCGCTGTGCGGCCATGTTGCGCGCGAAACTGTGCGGACCTGGTGCCGGGTTTGTAGGCTCATACTTCCACACATCACGATCTTCGCCAGCTTCATGTGCCTTGAAGCGTTCGCGGACCAGCGCGGTTGCGTCGGCCATCATACCGGGATCACCCAGCGCCAGACGTTCTTCATATTCGTGCGGCTCGAACACGGCCTGCGGCGATCCAGTCGATTGCGCATAGCCCACCGGATTGAACCCGTTGCGGCCATTGTCTTTCAGCGCTTCGCGCGCTTCTTCCTCTGTGTCGAACTTGTAGTGTTCGCGCACTGGGGCATAGCGAATGAAGTTGTCCAGCGACAGATCAACTCTGTCTGGCAGAATGTGGTTGGCGTGAATGCTTGCCACCGCCCATTTGCCTTCTTGTTCCTGTGACGGCAGAACCTTCCACACGGTCCATTCCCGGCGCTGACTGTCCCAATAGGTCAGATCGCCAGCGCGGGCATCAGGGCGGCTATTGGCAATGATCACCGCGCGGCGCTGGTCATTGCGCAGTTGCGAATAGTAACGCTGGCGGCGTTCATAATATTCAAGCTGGCCCTGTTCCATCAGTGACAGGTCTGTGCGCGGCCTGCCTGCTGTCAGTTCGTCCATCGCCTGCTGTGCGCGATCCATGCGCTGTTGCAGCGGAAGCCCCAGCCTGAACAGGTCATCTTCTGGCAAGCGCCTGATGTCCTCTGACACTCGCGTTGCCGGTCGGCCCAGACCCTGTTGGTCCAGCAGAAGTTCATCCAGTGCGCTATCTGGCTCGAAAAACCGGCCCTGTTCGTGTTCGATCTGATCTGCGGCGGCATAGATGATGCCCTGCGCCAGTGCGGCTTCGCTTTCAGTGCGCGCCTCATTGTTCCAGATCGCCTGAAAGATCGCGTCTGCACCTTCGACCGATTGTTCAGACTGGCTGATCTGCCTGCGCACTTCTGCAGCGATGTAGCCGGGGCGGTTTTCGTTCGCCAAGATCGCGGGTGCGTCGATAATCGGGGCATTGTTCAGGCCCGCGCTTTCCAGTTGGCTGGCCAGTGCATCAAGCTGTTCTAGTGCCGCCTCGCTTCCCTGATCTGCCTGCACCTGCAGTTCATCCATGCGCGCATTCAGGTCTGCGACTGGATCGCTGGCGCGGTCCTGTTGCTGGTGTGTCTCAAGTTCCCCTTGGGGAAGTTGAGGATTTTGTTCAGGGGCGGCATCTGGCTGGACCGGCTCAAGACTTTCGCGCAGTTGGATGCGCCGGATCACATCGATATTGGCGAGTGCGTCACCGCCCAGATCGAACCCTTCGCGCTCGAACAGGCTGATCAGGTCGTTGACTTCGCGCAGTTCGTCGGACTGGACACCAACAGCGCGGTTGCCTTCTTCCTGCTGGATCATGTTCAACAGTTCATTGACTGCAGGGCGTCCATTCGGGAACAGATCGGGCAGGTGTTCACTTACTGATAGACCTATATCGTCTAAAGTCTTGCCACCATGCCGGAATATCCCCAGCGCACCTGTGTCCAGAATGGCGCGCAGATCGCTGGCGTTTTGATCGGTTGGCGTGACACCTTCGCTGCGCAGCCATGACAGGATAGGGCGTGCGCGAGCGGCTTCTGAACGCTCCAAAGCGCGCTGTTGCTTATACAGGTCTGTCACGTCCTGCAGCGCTTCGCGGGTGCGCGGATCGATGTCCACCTGCAGGCTCGTATCGAACGCATCGGGTAGCTGAATGCTTCCACCAGGTATTTCCTGCGGCTGGCCAGATGGCGCAGCGTTCAGGATCGCGGCGGCATCAGAACCGGGCGATGGCGGGACTGTGATTTCATCGATAGTTGGATCAGGGGGCGTTAAGGCTTGACCGGCTGCACTGCCACCCCCGCCCATCAGACCGCCTGTCAGCGCGCCAATCGCTGCGGCCTGCGCCATGTCTTGCGCCAGCGGCCTGCCTTCATCATAGCCAATCTGATCTGCAGCGATGTTCTGAATGGCGGTCTGAATGCTTTCCTGAAAACCTTCTTCACCAGACTGTTCAGCCGTGTCGCGGATCACCTGCGACCAGTTCACCCGTCCTTGGCGATGTGCCTTGCGGGCGGCGTCCACCCGGCGCATTAACCGGGCAAATGGCGCGGCCTCGGTGACACCGCCCAGATACCCCGCCAACAGTGCCTGATATTCCTGCGCGCCAGTCGCGTCGTGATCCTGCGCATCGCGGATAGTTTCAGCACCGCCTTGGACCGCGCCCATCGTGGCCAGCGCCACAGGATTGCCGCCCGTTGCCGCAGCAGTGACAAGAAACGGAACCGTTGAGCCAATGCCTTCGCCTGCAGCTTGCCCGAACTCCTGAAACTCTGATCGGACAGGATCAGTTGGGAGCAGTTCGCGCGTGCCTTCGCGCCAATCTTCCGCGAAGCGCGCAGCGCCGGTCTGGGATGGCGCTTGTCCAGTAAACAGGCCCGCAACCGGGGCAACCACGGCATCAGAAACCTGCGCTGGCACTTCAAACGCGCGTCCCAATGCGCCTGCAGTGCCGGAATAAATCGGCCCCAGCGTTGCGCCTTCGCGTTCACCGCGAACGATCCGGCGCGCTTCATTCAGCAATCCGTGCGAACGGTTCTGTTCACGCTGCGCATCGCTGCGACCGCGTGCGATTGTCGCATCCAAATCTTCTGTGAGCGGGAACCCAGCGGTCAGATTTTGCTGCTGCACCTCCCGCATGGCGCGCATCGATCGATCATAGACATCAGCGTTTCGATAGTTCGCGCGACGGTCGGCGCGCTGCGTTCTGCGCTCCTGTCCTGCAAGGTTGTCGCGGTCATGGCGCGCTTGGCGTTCTTCCGACATCGTGAACGCATTGGTGAGCCTGCGGCCCACTTCGCGGCGCGCTGCGCCAAACATGTCGAAGCCAGAACCGACAGGGCCAGAACCTTCTGGGGTTTCCCATTGTGGGCGTGTCGGACCTGGTGCCGGCCTTTCTGGTGCCGGATCGGCTTCAGGCGCGGGAACGGGTGCCGCGTCTGGACGCGAAAGGCGCACACGCGGCGGCGCTGGTGAGGCATCAGGCGCGGCGGGCGGTGTGTAAGGCGTCAGACGATCCCGAAAACTGAAACGCGGCTGTGCGGGCGTTTGAGGGGCTTCTTCCTCTCGCGCCGGATCGCCGCCGACTGGCACCAGCCGCGAACGAAAGTTCAGGGCTGTGGTGTTTTGAAGATGTCGCCGCACAGTGTTGCGCTCCTAGTTGATCCGCTGCATTTGGCCTTCGAACCAGACCCATGAACCGGGGGGAAGTCGATCCACGGCACGCTGGCGGGCTGCATCGTCTGGCAGTTCGTCCAGATTGAGCGGCCCGTTCAGAACGGCTTCCACATCATCTGCGCTGGAATGAACTGGATAGGCCCGGTTTACACCGCGCTCTGGATCACTGGACAGGGCGTTTTGCTCCTGCGGCGTCCATCCACTCGGAACCGCGGCGTTTTCGTACCTGTCAGCTTGCCCGCCTGCAGCGTCCAGACCGTATGCGCCTTCATCCTGTCCTGCGTTCAGATATTCCAGTTCTCGGTTGTTGAGCGGTTCCCCGGCCAGATAGCGTGCCTGAATGTCAGCGCGCAGACCGCCTTCACTCGTTGCGCGGCCTGAACGATCACTGCGCGGTGTTTCGAAACCCGGCACTGGCTCGCCATTGTCCACCCACCTAAGAATGCCATTGGCGTCCCTGCTGGACTGGCGGCGTGATCCGCGACCGGGGCGCGGCGGCTGTTGATGCACATCGATCTGGCCAGTGCGGTTGTTGCGGCTGGCTGCGGTGCCGGGTGCGAAACCGCGTTCAGCCATTTCGTCTGATGTCATGGATGCCCATTCAGCAGGGGTGCGGTTCAGTTCGCGTTCAATCAGGGCGTTGGCGATGTCGTCGCGCCCACCGCGCTGTGCGGCTGACAGCAATGCGCTGTCACGCTTTGGACTGTCGGCATCCATCGCCATTGCCGAACTGATCAGTTGATCACCCAGCGCCTGTTGCTTCGCTTCACTGCGCTGCGCACCGCGTGCAATCAGCGCGCCTGCGATCTGTGAACCGATATTTGACAAGCCTTCCAGATTGGACTGTGCGGGCGGTGCATTGGCACCGCGCTGCATCATGGCTTCTGCCAGTGCCTGCTGTGCCGCAAAGTCGCGCTGGCCCATCATATCGCCTGCGGGTGATTGCGGGCTGGCTGATTGTGTCGCCTGCACCGGCTGGAAGCCCATGCCCTGTTGCTGCATCCCGGCTTGGGCAATCGCCGGGTTGATCAGATACGGGTTAAACACTGCGGGCCTCCTTCATCACGGCATCGCGGCGAAGCGCCCCGATTTCAGCAAATACCTGGTGGATGGATTGCGCCAGTTTATCGACTTCTGCAGACACGTCCTGAATGGACTGCAGACACACGCCAATCGCCGTTGGACCGTCAATGGTGTGGCCATCCCCGCCAAACTTGTCGGCCCAGTCGTCGGCCATCGGCCCCATGCGCAGTTGATCGCCCATTCCGTGTTCTGGCTTATATCGCCACGACATGATTTTCAGGCGCTTCACCGCATCAAGAATGCGCGTGGGCGCACCCACATCATATTTCGTGGCAGGGTCGGACATGATCATTGCGGACCCCAGCGAACCGGCCATGTTGCCGAACGCGGACATGCCCGCATTGTGTGCTGCGGCCTGCTGTTGTGCCTGCTGCTGCGCAATCGCGTTTGACTGGTAGATCATACCGCTGATGTTCGGCCCCTGCATGTTCACTGCAGGCGCTTGCATCGGTGATGGCATCTGCATCGATGGCGCACCTTGGATGATCGCAGAGGCTTCATTGAACGGGTTGGCGCGCAGTGTCATGCGCTCCTGCATCCCGCGTGAACGGTCTGCAGATCGAAGCTGCGCATCTGTGAGATATTCCGCCATGATCGCTTCGCGCGATGCCTGATCTGCACCCATCTGCCCCATGCGGGCTTGGTTGCCAAAGTTGGCACGCTGCAGGTCTTGGCTGAACCGCTGGTTCTGGGTCTGGTTGTTCATCTGTGTCGCAGCCATTTCTTGCGCGAACTGGCGGCTGTTGGCGTCATTGAACAATCCGGCCTGATCCATCCGGTTCTGGAAGCCCTGCTGGTTCCACTGGTTGTTGAAGCCCATCGCGTCTTGGTTCAGACCCTGCGCAGCCTGTGCGGCGTTGATGCCGTATTCGCGGCCCTGCAGGTCCATTCCAAAGCGATCCTGCATCGCACGTTCGCGCTGGTCGGTGTTCTGGTAGCGCTGATCGAATGCGGCCTGCCTGCGTGCATCGTTCTGGCGCATATAGTCCAGATTGGTCTGGTTGTTTTGACCTGTCGTCTGGTTGCCATACTGGGATGCCTGCAGGTTCTGGCCAAACTGTTGCCCCAGCGCCTGATTGCCCGCTTGCTGTGATGCCAGCCGGTTCTGAAAACTGGACTGCTGCGCGTCGTTGGACTGGCCCTGCGCAGCAAGCTGCTGGCCAAACCGTTGCGCCTGCGCCTGATTGCCCGCTTGCTGCGATGCCATCCGGTTCTGGAAACCAGACTGCTGCGCTTCATTGGACTGGTTCTGCGCTGCAAGTTTCTGGCCAAAGAACTGCGCTTGTGCCTGATTGCCGAACTGGCCAGAGGCCAGTTGGCGTTCAAATGCGGCCTGCTGTTCGCTGTTGCCCAGTCGCGCGTTGTCCAGACCCTGCCTGAACGCCTGTTCCTGTGCTTGGTTTCCGAACGCTGAACTGTCCAGACCCGCGCCAAACTGCTGCAGCGCGGCTGTGTTTGCGAAGGTTCCACCAGTGCTGGCTTCATTGAACATCTGCCCGCGTGCTGCGCTCGACATGCCAAACAGACGCGAGTGTTCAGCGCCGCCTGCTTGGATCGCTGACTGTGACAGGCGGTCGCGCTGTTCGCCCTGCATCCGGTCCAGCCGGTTCAGTTCGTCCATCGCCTGTTCGCCATTCAGGGGAAGCCCGCGATTGCGAAGGTCTGCAATCAGATCGTCACGCTGCTGTTCGAACTGCGGTGTCATCAGGCTGTTGGCCCGGTCGAAAGTCGCCTTTTCAACGCGGTCGCGTTCTGCAGAAAAGTCAGTGTTCAGACCCGGCAAGTTCGAGGTGTTCAGTTGATCTTGAAGCTGTGGCGCACCGCTCGGTGTTGCACGGTTGATCGCCCCAGCGCCCTGAACGGACGTGTTGCCCACACCCGCAGCGTTGATGCCCTGCTGGATGCCTGCACCAGCGCCCTGCACTGCGCCATACTGGCCAGCCGCCTGCTGTCGCGCGTCGATGCCTGCACCAGCGCCCTGCACTGCACCATACTGGCCAGCCGCCTGCTGCTGGGTGTCAATGCCGCCTGCGTTGTTCTGCAGCGTGTTGAACGCGCGTTCGCCACTGGCATCGCCTGTGTTGATCGTCGTGTTCTGGCCAAAGAACTGCCCCGGCTGTTGAACTTTTGATCGGTCAACATCGCCCCAGAAACTGTTTGATCCTGCATTTATCGCAGCAGGTGACACCCCGTTTCGAAGTTGACCTGGTGAACGCATATTCTGCATCTGGCCGACATCGTTCAGGCCGGTCTGCCATTCAGCGCCGCGCACGCGCGGCAATATCGATGTGTCCAGCCCGCTGCGGGTCTGGGTCAGGCCATCGAAGTTCAGCGCGCCCTGTGGAAGCTGATCCATCAGCCCGCCGACATGATTGCCAAGGCGTTCGCTGATGTTGTTCTGCTGATCATAGATGCGCTGTTGCTGATCGTTCAGCGTGATCACTTGCGTCATGTTGTGGAGCGGATCACCGGCATTGATGAAGTGATCGCTGTTAGGGTCCAGATAGGGGTTATAGTTCGGGTTGTTCTGGTTTTCCCGGCGATAGTCCCACTCTGTCATATTGCCCGCGCCATCCGTGATGTTTGGATAGGGCTGTTCGCCACTCGTCACTGGCTGGTCGGCACTGGTCTGGGGCATCACTGTTGGCGCAGAAAGCTGGCCCTTTTGCTGTGGCGATGCGCCGCCCGTCTGGGGCATCACTGCAGACCCGAAAAACTGGCCCTGTTGCTGTGGCGATCCGCCGCCTGTCTGGGGCATCACTGCAGCGCGGTCGATCCCAGCGCTTCCATCGCGTGATGAAGTCGCAGGCGGCTGGTGCATGATGCCAATGTTCGGATCATTCCCGCCATTGCCACCATTGCCATGCCCACCATTGCCACCGGGAGAACCGCCGTTGAAATAGTTCGGATCATAGTTGCCGGGATTGTAATCCACGCCCCGGCTTTCATCGGGAATGCGCGGCACGTTCGGATCAGGCGTAGTGCCACCATTGCCGCCGCCACCATTGCCGCCGCCTGTATAGGTGCCGGGTGGCGCGAAACCGCGCCCGCCTTCCCATTTGACGGAACCCCACGGCCCTACGACATTGTAGCGATTGACCGCAGTGCTTTCGCGCACGGCTGCACGATCTGCCTGTGATTGCGCATTCGCGGCCTGATAAGGATCAGGGGGCGGGGGCGCACTTGGGGATTTCTTGCCCATCGTTTTTCATCCATTTCGTTCGCAGTGAAAGTTTGAGCCAACGCGCCGCCTCGTCGCGCAATAGCCCAAACATGAGAAGATCAGCGCCGTCTGGCGTCGATCCGCGTAGGGTGCCTTCATGCTGAAACCCAAGCCCTTCCACCAGCTTGATGCAGCGCGTGTTTGTGCGCCGGGTGAACACAGTGATGCGGTTCACTCCCAACTGGTTGAATGGATAGGACAGGAAGCCCGCGATGTTGCCGGGTGACAGCCACGGACCAAAGCCAGCCACCGACATTTCGATGCTGGTGCCGCGATAGTTCTGATAGGCGCACGCGCCCATGATTGACCCGTCGCGGCCTACAGACAGGATCACAGGTTCATCGCCATTCAGGGGATTGTCAGGGCCAAATGCTTCCGCCAGATATTGTTGCCCTACATTGTCAGCGTTCAGCATCAGCATCACAAACCGCTCCCGCTTTCATACCGGATCATGGACGACTGCCAGCGCGTGCGTTCCTTCGTGCCAAACCGGATGCGCAAAGACATGTTATAGCCCACCGCGCCAATCACCAGCCAGTCAGAATGGACGCCATCAGCCGCGCCCCAAACCGCCTGATCCCAGATCGCTTCATCCCAGACACCCACCGGATCATCTGGATCGAAGTTGAACGCGGAAACCAAAATCTTTGGATCAAAATCACAGGCGATGCCAATGGCAACGGGTGGCGCGTTCTGTGCCGTGAAAATCGGGCGCACCAGCCCAAAATACTTCTGCGATCCGCCATTGTTCAGGAAGTTCCATGCAAGCTGGCCATCGACGATGATTTCAGCGCCATTGTCGTTCTCGCCATCGTCAAACTTGTAAACAACGCCGTCTGTCGATCCGAAAAATATTTCATTGTTGCAGACGACCCAGCACGCTGCAGGCAGTTTGCGGAACCGGCACCATGCGCCAGTTCGGGTGTTCATCACATGCTGATCAAATGATCCTGTGGAGCGCGGCACGTTGAAAAGCAGCATCTGCTTTGATGGATAGAAGCACATGTTCCAGCCATCGTTCGCGGCGTAAACGCGGGCGGCGCGGTTGGCCTCTCCCCTGATCATATCACTGATGGCGGGTTGAGTGCCGGCCCCTGCCATGAGCTGTGCCAGTGACAGGTAGCCTTCGCGGGTGATGCAGATCACATCGCCTTGATATTCGAGAATGGATTGCGGGTTCAGGGGCGGTGCCATCCGGTATCTGTTGACGATAGACCATGATGACGGATCAGTGCCGGAATAGACCAGAACTTCGCCGGTCGAAATGAATATGCAGAACAGATCGTCTGGACCGTTGCCGCCATCGCGCGAGATTGTAGCGCTACCCAGCAGCACGCCGCCGAACCGGCCAACAGCCGCCAGATCGAACTTCGTCATGGCCCCTGTCACGGCATCCACACCGCCATACCACAGGTTCAGACTGTCCTTTTCGACCGCATAGATGCGGTTCTTGAACGCGGTCGGTTTCAGCAGGTTGGCAATGGTCAAGCCTGATCCAGTCCATGCCGTTGCTGTCAGCGTCGTGCCATCCCAGTCTTGCGGGGCATCTGTGCCGTTCATCAGGAAGATGCGACCGGAGAACACAACGCTGTTCCAAAGGTTTTCTGAAAAGCCAGTGCCGACTGTTGAAACGCTGCTGGTTGTCACATCGAGCAGCTTGCCATTGGCCGTTGCCAGCATCTTGCAGGTGGTCGTGACTTCCAGCGCGTGAATGCTTTCGATGGTCTGTGCGCTCTCGCCAGTGTCGCAATGCGATGTGTACCCGTCGCGGGTGACGACATCGTTTTCACGCGGAAACAGGTTGTCCAGAGCCAGCGCATATTCAGGCGACATGCGATCCAGTGCATCGCGCGCATTCCAGCCGCCCACTGGCGCCGGGATTTGGTGCGTGGCGGATTTGTTCATTCCGCGTTGACCTGGTGATGCCAGTGCTTGCCTCACGATAGGTTCCAATCGCCTTCTGGGACGCGGTGATGACGCGGCATCGATGGACCGGACATGTCCACAGGCGGACGCGCACGATCACGGTTCTTGGCGCGCTGCAGCCGGGTTTCATAATCGCGCAGTTCTTCGACGTATGCGAAGCCTTTGCGCCGCAGGAAGCGGCAGATGATGCCCAGCGCCAGAACTTCATCATCCAGTTTGAAAACGTCGCTGTCAGCCGCCCAGTCTGACTGATCTGTGCCTGCTTCTGACTGACACCATTGGTTCGAAATGTAATCAAACGCGATTGTGTCGCCAGCGGTAGGGGCGGGGATCATGACAATGTTCCCGCCCCTGATCGCCATCGTATCGCGCAGGCTCGAAACGCTTAGACCTTTTTCGGCTGCACGGCTGCGACTGGATCGCCCACCGAACACCGGCCATTTGCGGGTGCGGTTATAGGCGGTCTGGTTCACCATGCGGTCATAGTCAGACGCGATGTCAGTGAGCGCGTCCTGTGTTTCGGCTGCGATAGTCGTGAATGTCGCCTCTTTGGTCAGAGCCTGCCAGTCATAGTCTCCCACAATGTCCAGCGCGCAGCGGCGACTGAACGCCAGCAGTTGCTTCACGTTCGGATCGTTGTTGTTGATCACAGATGAAGGCTGCGGCAGCGTCAGATCAGAAGCTGCGGTCTGGATGATGGTTAGCAGGCTCATAGCGCGTTCACTCCGTTATTGGCAAAAAGCGTGCGCCTTATGCGGCTTTTCTGCCTTTGGTCTGTCGTCCAGTCTTGGATGCGGCTGAACCCGGTTTTTTCCCTGCAGCGGCGTTCTGCATCGCTTCAATCTCGCCTTTGAGTGCCGCGATTTCTGCAGCGGCAGCGGTTTTGAACTCGTCCAGTTCAGCGCGAAGCTGTTCATTTTCGGATTTCAGGGCGGTGATGGTTTCTGCGCTGTTCCCACCTGCAGCATTCTGCAGATAGATGATCGCCTTTTCCCGCAGGCGTTCAATCGCAGGGCCAGCCGTGGCTGACTTCTTGTCTGACAGTTCAGCAAGCTGTTCGACCGTGTGAATATCGACATTGCGCAGCACTTCGACATCGTGGCTTTCAGCAGCCGGGAACACATCAAGCGGTGTGCCGTCCAGCGGTTCGCCTGCCTTCATCTTGGCAAGGAAGCGGTTATAGATCGGCTCATAGATTTCGCGGTCCTCGTCTTTCACCGCACGGATGATTTCGAGGTTTTTATCACCGGGTTTCAGAATGTGAATGTATTCCACTTCATTGAACACCGGCTGATCGGCATCGCGTGATGCCACTTCGTTTTTCACCAGTTTGATGAAAAACTTCACCTTGTTGTTCTTGTAGTCGTCAGATCGCGCCATTGTGTGCCTCGCGTGTGTGTTCCGTCCAGAATGAAAACCGGGGAGCGCGGGACGGGAGCGCCCCCCAGTTCAGCCATTGTGGAATGCTACGAGTTCGTAGCGCCCACCGTGGGATAGTTCAGCAGACCTGGTGCCGTGTTACCGGACGTTTCTGCAGTCGTCAGGATCAGACCATCGATGTCCTCTGATCCAGCCGTTGCATCATCATCAGGCTGGCCAGCCGTGGCGGTGCTGTTCACCGTCGCATTGGCTGCGCAGGACGATCCGCAAGTGATCGCGTCACAGACGCCATAAACCTGCACAAAGCCGTATTCATTATCTGCGAACGCCGCAGCAGCGACCCCGCAAGATTGGCCAAATGCAGATGCCGAGTTCGTCAGATCGATGCCATCGGCCTGCCAGTCCTCGTCCAGCAGGACGACATCACCGGCAGCAATCGCGCCGTTCGCCTGAACATAAATCCAGATCGATCCGTCTTTTCCTTGCGCACGATCACCAACGGAGAACTGTGCTTCCGTGTGGGTCAGGTTCGCATTCGCCCCAATCGGGGCAACCATGTTAGGAACAGTCATTGATACCTCCATCATGTTCCAAGTTTCAGATGCGGGGAAGCTGTTCCGGCTTCCCCGCGCTTATGTCAGACGCCTATGATTTAAGGCGTCCTTGAAGTGACCGATTGGAACAGGTCAGGTTGCCCATGAACAACAGATGGCGAACATCTGCATCCTGATTGACCGATAGCTTTTCAGCCGTGGCTTCAAAGTTGGCACCTGCATAGGCTTCCAGCTTCAAATATTCGGTGTTCAGGAAGTACATGCCATCTGCAGGCATCCCGCTATCGCCATCATAAACGACATCAGCAGACTTGTATTTCAGCGATGTGAAACCCACCGCCGCTTTGTCGCTGTCAGCGTAACGCTGCAGCGCTTGAAGCGTCTGCTCATAGTAGTCGTAATAGTTGGCATCTGCGACGATCAGATCAGGCTTGTCGCGGCCTCGGATACATTCGAGCCACAGCTTATTCATGCCCAGCTTCACGTTCGCAGCGTTGACGGTTCCAACCTCGGATGACACGTCAACCATGTTGTTGCGCCACCAGTCATAGGTGGCGGCATTGATACCGCCCACTGTGCCGGTTGTCGGATCGTCAGCCACAATGGCTTGCAGCCCACCAATCTGGTTGGATGCTGATCCATCTGAATAGATGTCAGATGAAACATTGTTCGCCATCGTGCGTTCAGCGTTTTTCACCTTGGCAGAAACCAGATTGATCACCTGTGCCTTGCCTCGGTTCATGCGGCGATCCCGGCCTGAAATGGCAATCGGGACAGCAGACTGTACTGGCGTGTATTCCGCCGCATCGTGGACCTGTGCGGCCTCAATGGACAGAGTGTCAAAGCCAGAATAGCGCTGATAGTCGCCTTCGCCGTATTCGAGCGGGCAAGTCAAAACGCGCCCACCAGGTACTGACTTCATGTTGCCTTTCTTGCGAAGATGATACAGCAGCGCGTTCGAGTTCGACACGTTGTCTGCAACCTTCCCTTTGCGATTGCGCAAAGTGTAGGTGATCAGTTCGCCAATGTTTGGTTCAGCCATTTTCTATCTCCTGTGTCTGGCTGACACCATTCAAACGCTATCCATTCGATGCCAGTTGATCGTAGGCGTCTGCAGCGGCCTGTTCCACGTTGTCCGGGGCGATGTATCGCCCTGTGCTTTCATCACGAGACTGGCGCACCTGTGAGCGTCGATCACCAACAGCGCGCTTCGCGGCTGCGGCTTTCTTTGCCTGTTCCCGCGCCTGCGCTTCCCTGCTCACCTGTGCCGCCAGTTCTGGGTTCGCCTGAACTGCGGTGTTGTAGGCTTGCTCTAAAGAAAGATCGCCAGACATCAGAAGGGCGCGCATTTGAGGCGCGACCTTTTCGACGTGCGGGTGTTTCAGTGTGCCATCGTCTGCCTTGGCATCGATGAAAGCCTGCGCCTTCGTCTGTGCCTCGCCAAACTGGCGTGACTGCTGCTGTTGGAACTGGTTCTGAAACTGCTGCAGTTGCTGGTTCGATTGCGCCAGCTTGGATCGCATTTCATCAAGTTCGCGTTTGAGCGGTGCGACGGTCGGAGCATCGAAATCATCGATGTCCAGATCGTCTTGGTTGGATGAAGGAAGTTGGACGCCATACTGATCGGCCAGAGCCTGCAGTTGTTGCGCCTTTTCTTCCGGTGTTCCGTGACGCATCACATGTTCAGTCTGAAACAGCGCGCGGATCGCTTGAACCGGCGTTGCCCCAGATGCCTGAATGTTTTGCGTGAACGGTGCAATGGCTTCGTGAACCTGCGTTGCCTCCTGTCGGAAACCGGCCAGTTCTTGAGCCTTGCGGGTATAGTCGGCGTTCTGGTCAGCGATCACGTCCTTCACGAACGTCTGCGCCTTTTCATCCAGACCGGCGAACTTCGCCCGCGTTTCATCCGACCAGTATGCAGACACGTCCGCTTGTTCATCCGGCGTTTTCGCCGGTTGAGTGCTGTCAACTTCTGTACTGTCGTCGGGTTTGATGGCGTCGGTCGCTTGTTCCCCTTCTGGGGGAGTGCTGGCACCTTCGCCATCGGCATCGTCGCTGATGTCCTCACCAGCGGCTAGTTTGTCATAGGCAGCGCTAAGATCATCTTCCATCGATGTTTCTGCTGCAGGCCCATCAGCATCAGCCACAGGGGCAACATCGTCTGTTGCCGGGGCTTCGCTGTTCGTGTCTGTGAAATCGTTCATGTCAGTTTTTCCCTAGTTCGCGCGCATCGATGCAGTTGTGGCGTTTCAGATCATCGCGGCGCGAGGAACGAGATCCGATAACTTCGCCGGATACTGGCGATTGATATGGTTGAATGTCGGACTGGATCGCGGGACAGGGGAAGGCAGGCGCAACGCGGGAGCGTGGCGCGGCCTGCGCCTTATCGACGATCTTGCCATCGCGGAAAACGTATGTTGTGCGCTGGCCCATTAAAGCGCTCGCATCGGGCGAATGACGCCCCCGTTTCCGGCAAGAGGCGGCGAGCCGGGGTTAGGGGCATCACCGACATCACTGGGGGCAGACAGGGAAGGGTCAGCCGCCACAGCGATATTCTTCTGCATTGCCGCCTGCATCTTTGCCGCTATTTCGGCCATGCGCAGTTGATGTTCAGCGCGATCCGCTTCTGCAGCCGCCTGAATGCGCTCCATGTCCATCTGGTGTTCTGTCTGCATCTTCTGCAGTTCGGCCTGCATTTTTTGCATATCAGCCTGTGACCTGGTGTTGATCGCTTCGATCTGCGCCTGCGCTCGCATTGTCGCCGGGTCTGGGGGCTGTTCAGCCTGTGGCTGGCCACCATCTTCATCATCAGGCAGTTCATCCAGCAGGGCTTCGATCTGGCGCGCACCCCTGAATGGCTTGATGGCCATGCGGATCAGTTCGGCTGCAGCCGCCTTGGGCAAGTCACCAGATGCCACCATTGGCATGATCTGGGTGATGGACTGGATCAGGGCAGTCAGCAGCGCTGTCACGCTTTCCTGTTCAGCCTGTTCATCAGCCGCAATGGTGCTGTCTGTCTCAATATCGATGCGGAACGATCGCATGACATCAGACCGCATGATTTCGATCATCTGTTCATCAACCGGAACGCCGGTAATCATGGACAGGATCGCCGGTTCAAATCGTTCGGCCAGCAGTTCTGCCTTGATCCGCATCACGTCGCGGGCATAGCGCTGGACTTCGCGTTTCTGTTCGTCAAACCGCATCGTGCCAAACTGCGCCTTGATCTTCTGCGCCTGTGCGGTTTCGTTCGGATCAGATGCACCGCGCAAGATGTCGGACAGACCGGAGATTTCATAGATAAGTTGGCGCACGGCTTCGCGTGCAGACATCAGTTCGCGGACGACTGTGATCAGCTTTTCGACCGGCATGATCCAGATCGCGCCTTCCAGACCGCCTGCCTGCTTCAAGCGCTCGGTGTTATCGACTGGCAACAGTGTGTTGTCGTCCAGTGTCAGAATGTCTGGGATTTCTTCGACCGCGCTATCATACAGACCGCGCACCTTGATGGCCTCAACGATCCGTGAAACGCGGGTGGTGATCCGGTTCAGTTCGTCGGCCAAATCCTGATAGATTTTATAGGGCGGGATAGGAACCAGCGTTCCTGTCGATTTCGTCGCAAAGAGCGGCTTGGCGCATGGAAAGAAGTCTTTCAGGCCCAACGGATCATCCAGTTCGGCAATCACCTGGTCACAGCCTGCAGCCAGCCACTTCACGGTGCGGGTGGACTTGTCCCAGACTTCCCAGCATTCGCAGCGCTTGATCGCCGTGTCGATCTTTTCAGCGTCCACATCGCCATCGTCCTGCGCATTGGCTTCGAAGTTCAAGCTGGCCATGACGGCATCGACGTTTTCCACGCCTTGCATCAGGGCGCGCACCTTGTCGGCTTCCAGCCGGTGCCTGAACGCGATCCATGACACATCTTTCCAAGATCGGCCCGGTCCAATCTCGACATCATCGAAATGCACCCATTCATGCTGAACCGACTGCGCAGCCAGTTCAGTGCTTTCACCTTCGCCGGTTGTTTCGGCCTCGTATCGAACACGGCCCACACCCCGGCCAAACAGTTGCGCGTCGTGAACGACTGGCTTGAACTCGCTATCGAAGTCGTAATCTTCATTCAGCCAGTTCAGGCCGCGCTCAATCACCATTGAAACTGTTGAGAACAGACGATCACGCGCCAGTCGCGCCTGCTTCTGTTCAGGGGCTTCTGGTGTCAGGGGCTTGGTTTCAGAATAGCGCCTGCGGACATCTGGACGCGGCACGCGCTGGTAAACGGCTGACAGGGTGGTGACGGTATTGGAAAACAGAATGTTGACGGTCTGGGACGTGTCGCCAGTGTCATTGGATCGCGCTTCATCGCGGAACAGCAGATCGAGGGTGCGGCATCGATCCCGCCATTTTTTATATCGATCCTTGCTGTCTTTCAGTTCAGACCGGAAGAACTTCACAGGATCGCGCATCGCCGCCGTCTGGTTTTCAAATCCGTCAGACTGGATGCCCGTTGCCATGTTAAATCCTTGTGTCGGTCGCGCGCTTCGCGTTTTCCTTCACAAGCTGGCTAAATGTTTTCTGTTTGGGCGTCACGGTATCAGTTTGACTTGTAACCCCTGCTGCGGCCCGTCTGGCGGACGCGGTGAATGGCCGCGACATGCAGGCATAGCGCCATTCATCTGCAGCGTGATCTTCCATCGATGTATCCACGTCCTCTGGTCTGCGGTCGTCGTGGGGAAGCGCCGGGATCGTGCGAATGCTGTCCTTGCAGGTATTGAAGCAATAGATCATCGGCCTGCCATCATCGGTGCCAATCATGCGTGACCGCATCTGGTCCCAGCCGCCCATTGCGCCCTTGCCACCGCCCACCCGTTTGTTGTCAGCGCGCTGCAGGCGCAGCCGCTTGTAGGTGTTTTCCATCCGTTCAGCGATGGATGGCCCGCCATCTTCTGCGAAGGCAGACGGGTCCAGACTGGTGTACTTCGCATCTTCGCTGGCTTCCTCGCGTGCCTGAATGCCTTCTGCGACCTGTTCAGCCGTGAACTTCAGGCCGGTGTTCGTCTTGGATGGATCGCGCAGATACCATTCACGATAGCGGACCATTGCGCCGCGTGGGAGCCAGACCCCGTTTGGTAACTGGTATTCATCCGGCACAACAGACCACCAGCCAAATGATGCAGGCGATGCAGACCCCCAGTCGCCTGATCTGAAACGCGACCAGTCTGCAGGCACATCGAAAGGTTCCAGAACCATCTTCTGTGTCCAGCAGTCGAAGAATGCGCCTTCAATGGCGTTCCAGTCTCCATCCAGCCATGCGCGCACCAGTTCACGCGATCCAACCAGATAGAGCCGGTTCACATACTCTGGATCAGTTTCCAGCAGGATTTTGTTATCCTGCACTTTGGATGGAATGAATATGCGTTTGTGGATCGCGCCGTTCGGCAGTTCCACACTGATTGGCTTCATACCTGGTGGACACGGATCGACGAACCGTTCCTTGAGCCAGTGCTGTCCCACGCCGCCCGGATTGGCTGTCATCACCATCTGCGGGTTCACACCGCGCAGCGCACCAAACAGGCGATCTATGGGCGCTGGGTCTGCATAGTTGCCTGCTTCCTCGAACGTGGCATCAGTCAGGTTCTGGCCCTGATATTTGTCAGCATCCTTTGTCGTGGCGAGTGGCCGGAACCGCAAACGCCCGCCCATTGGAAAGCGCCATGTGGCGGTGTTGCCGTTGAACTTCGCCCCCAGCGGTTCAAACAGTTCCTTGCTGCGCTCAATGACATCATCGGTCTGGGGCATCGCTTGGCGAAACAGTACGCCGTTGTAGCGACTGGCAAGCTGCTTCTGGCGTTTGATCACCCGGCCCAATGCGGCATCTGTCTTGCCGCCGCCTCGTGCGCCGCCGAACAGGATTTCAGGGAATGGACAGGATAGAAGCGCGGACTGTGGCCCTGCCTGCGGACACCAGAGCGCTTTGCGGGGCGCTGGGTGCATCAGTCGCCCTGATCGTCATCGATGCCGTGCTGGTCCATCCAGTCGGCTTCTGACATCGGCTGGTCTGAAAAGAAGAACTGAACCGGCTGCTGCTTGCCGCCTTCACCATCGAATGCGCCGACATGTTCACCCAGTTTGACCAGCGCCGGGATTTTCGGATGCAGCTTGATCATGATCTTGTATTCAGGCGGTGACTGCCAGCAGTCAGGATCGCCCGCCTTCTTCCCATCTTTCAAGACGCCGGGAAGAACGCATTCAGTGCGGGTTTCGCTGATGGCTGCGGCCTGATGCGGTGTCAGTGTGGATAGATCGACCTGCGGGTGTCCATTGTCATCGATGCGCACGAACTCGGACATGTTCGCAAACCCTATGCCTGCCAGTTCTCGCAGAACCCGTTCGACGGAGATTTCAGCGCGTGTTGCCCCAGCGCGCCGCAGTTCATCCACCCGTTCTTGGATTTCAACCTTTTTGAACAATCTGGAACCGAGTGTCGCGCTCGCAGAATATGTTTTCGCGGCGTACCCAGCGACCTGATAGCTGTCCACGATAGACATGCCTTTTGCGATCTGCTGCGCGAACTTTTCCCAGCGTGTATTGCGAAGCTGTGCCATTCGTTATTTCTCCCGATTGCGGACAGTATATGCCGCGATTGATCCAAAAACGAAATGCCCCCGCAACCGGGAGGGTGCGAGGGCATGACGCGGCGTTTCGGGCGAAACACACACGGCCATTCAGGAACAACCGTGAGAGTGGTCTATCATCGCCCTGCGATCAGGGACAAGGCCCGCATCTGTGCAACTGCGCCTCGGTGTTCAATACATTGTTGCCAAGGGGTGTCTGTTCCCGCGCTAGGAAGTCGGACAGGCTGTCTTTGCGCGGCACCAGGTCATCAATGATTTCGTTCAATCTGTTGCGCAGTGTCATGCCCATCATGGTCTGGCCAATGGCTTCGCGCAGTCGTGTGGCCAGCGCCTGCAGCGCTTCTTCTGCTTCATGTGTCGCCAGTTCTGCCTGTTCCACGCGCCGGGATGAAGCGGGTTTCTTGATGGCGTCCAGTTCCTGTTTGTAGCGAAACGCCAATGCAGCTGTGTCGCGCATGGTCTGGATCGCCAGCGCTTCAGTGCTATCTGGTCTGTCGGTCATTGTGTTTGTTCCCTTTCTGGATTTCGACTTCCTCGGTGATCACGGTCAGGCGCATCTGCGCCATAGCCGCCAGTGTATCGCGGGATGCCCGAACGTGGCGATCCCGCACTTCCTTCCAGTTTCGATATTCAGCGCGCAGAACAGCCAACGGCTGGCCCGCATAGCTGGCCTTCAGGCGGTGGCGTTCACGCTGTTCAGTCATGTTGTCACCTGCAGGCCGTTGGCGATCATGTTGCGGTATCCGTTGACACACTGCACGCAAGACATGGCGTTCAGAGGGTCAAACTTCTCCGTCAACGGGGGCCAGCCGACAGAGTAGCGACTGCACAAAGTACGGCCAGCAGATATGGTGCAGTTTGCACGTCGCGCGTGGATTATGTTGCCGCCTGAACGCGGGCGAAGCGCCTCAATCATCACCATACCGTCAGGGACAGGAGCGGCGGAGAGCATGGCTCGGTATCGTCGGCGCATTTTGTGGCGATGAGCCGCCCGAGCATCGCCAAGTTCTGCGGCCATTCGTTCGCTGGCCGATACCTCTTGCGTATCGCGCCATGAAGCTTCGAGCATCGCCTCTGTTGGTTCAAGCGGGAACACACCCCACCCGTCAGGGATGGGCTCCAGTGCTTCACGGATTGCTTTGTCGTAATGAGCCTGTGCTGCGGCTTTGGCGGCTTTTAGGGTGGGGCAATCAAGTGCTACGTCTTGATCGTCACCGCTGATATTCCAGCCTTCGCAAATGACATGAAACCGACAATCTTCGTGGCAAATACTGTATCCGGTGAACGGCGTGTCTGCGACCCAACATCCGTTCGTAAGCTGGCTCGGCTCTTTCCACTCCAGCGCCTTAACCTTCACGGCTGGCTGTTGGATAAGAGCAAGGATGCGCCATGTCGCCTCGTCCAATCCCGTCAGGTGTGTGCCGTCCTCGTCGGAATGCTCGAAGGCGACTTCTTCCAGAAGCGCCGTTTTGATCGCCATGCGGAGGCTATCGGGAGCCTTAGTCATCACGCCACCCCCAGCCAAATCAGAACGCCGTGAACAATGGCGACCGGGAAGAACAGCGCACCGCCAATCAGAAAACCCCATGCGCCTGTTTGGAAACAGGTCACAACATGAGTGAGCCATGCCGCGAATGCGACAAAGAAAACGACAATGGCGCAGCCGCCACACCCGTCACTACCTGTTGAATGTGTCATCGTGCGCGACCTCCTGTTTTGCGGTTTCCGCGACCGGACTTTTTGCCGGTCTGCTTTGATAGTTTCCAGCGCCGTTTGTTCCACCAGCCTGAACTGCGATGAATGCCATCATGGCGACGACGAAAACCGTCTGGGTTATAGCGCACCTGCTGGCGCTGTATTCGAACCGCAGGCCGTTGTTTGTTCTGTTTGCCTTGCTGCTGTTCTGCAGATGCGGTGCGCGTCGTCTGGGTGTCACCGCCGACCGACGCGATGCCGGGGCCAAGCCCCAGCACCCCACCAGCCGCCAGCATCGCGGCCATGATCCCTGTGCGCCGGATCATTCGTCTGAACCTTCCGTCGCGCGCTTTGGTCGCGGTGCGCGCTGCGCAGTGCCGGCCTTTTCTTCTGCGGCCGCATTTTCAGTGAACGGGTTGTGATCGAACGCGCGACTGACATCAGCGCGGTGTTTATCTTCCAGCAGGATGCCGACGATGAAGGTCAGCACTGCGGTGCCAAGCAGGGCGCCAGCGATCAAACTAACCGTGGCGACAAGCTGGACGGCACCGAGAACAAGGATAACCAGCGCCGCGCGCTGCATCACCAGAAAAAGCGGGGTCTTTTTTTTATGGGGCATGTATCTGTTCCTTTTCGATAGCGCATTCCAGTTCAGCATAAGCCTTATGAAATGCGGGACTGTTCACGTCCTGTTTTTCTGCGATGGATGCCAGCGCCAGTGCGCAGCGGGTGACTGGCTTGAACGCTGCGCGATCCTGTTTGTTTGGGACAGGCAGACCAGCGCGATAGAATGTCGTGCGCACATAGGATGGCGAACAATCCAGCGCTTCTGCGATCTGGTCCGCGTTCCAATCTGGGTGCGCGGTGGCGGTTTCGAACACTTGTGATGCCTTAGCCATTGCCCAATACCTCCCGCAGCTTGGCGCAGTGATGCGTGAATGCTTCCGTCCAGATCGCCGCGAATGCTTCCGCCTGTTCCGGTGTCAGCGTTCCCACATTGATCGAAACATCGACGCCGTGCAGTTTTGCTCTCAAAAAGTTCGGCATTTTCGGTGTTTCCAAAGTCCCGAACACCAGCAGTTTGTCATCGTGTGCCATCGATAAAGCCCTCCCATGTCTCCGGTGAACGCTTGTTCGCCTGTGTATCATCATATTCCAATCCACCAGGTTTCGCCTGTTTGCGCTGGGGTAGGTATCCCAGACCATCAAGCAGAACGGTTAATGGAACGCCAACCGCGATGGACCAGCGCGACAGCTTGCCCACGGTGATCCGGTTCTTGCCGCTCTCGTACTTCTGGACCTGCTGGAAGCTGATCCCCAGCGCCCTGCCTATTTTTTCCTGCGACACCCCGGCGTGATTGCGGGCGATCCTGATGCGTTCTGCAACACGCAAGTCCTCGCCTTCCGGCCCTCGGTAGGTTTTCATGTGGCGGTGTTTAGTCATGGCGTGCTTCCTTCTTCTTCGCCGGGTCAACAAGCGCGTAGGCCGTGCAGGCTTTCCCGCTTTCTGTTTTACCGCGGCGTTTGACGGGTTCGATCAGACCGGCCTGCTTCATGCGGGTGACATTCGGGCGGATCGTGAGAAGCCCCGGCCCTGTGCCTTCCGGCAACTGGCGGATTTCACAGACCGCCCAGACCAGTTCTTCACAGGTCATGCCGCGACCGGGGAAGCTGGCTTCTGATCTGGCGATGGCTTCCCAGATGTCGCGCTGGGTGGCGGGCATCTTTTTCAGTGCGTCCTTGAACGCCTGCGACCTGCACCATGCCGGGGTTTCTGCGACCGTTGCCGGTCCCTCGAACATTTCGATCTGGCGCGGGTCTGGTTCTGGTTTTTCAACGCGCTTGTAGCTTGGCTGTCCCATCACTTGCCCTTCCCCATCATATTCGTGGCAGCTTCAATCGCCAGCGCGCTGAACTCCGCGCTAAGTGATGCATTGCCGTGGACAAGTTCAAACAGACCGCGCGCCAGCACTTCTGACGCCAATCCCGGCGTGATGCATGTCGTCGCGTGATGTTCGCCTTCGACTGCTGGGATAAAGCCCATGATGACAACAGATGTTCCATGTGCCGCCTGCTGGTCGATTATCTCCTTGATGAACTTCAATCTGGACGCCTTGAACTGCAGGGCGGCTGTGATCGGGTCCGTGGCCAGCCGGTTCAGATCGTCGTCTGACAAGGTTGGCAGTCCTTCGATTTCGCTGCTGTCTTTCAGCAGTGTGATCATCGACTGAATGTCAGCCGCGACTTTTTCGGCGGTTTTAATATTGCTCATAGATTGGCCCTCCTGAATGGCCGTGTGTTTCGCCCGGTTCTATTTTTCGGACGTGGTGGCTTTCTTTGGCGCTGGGTCCAGTGTCCATTCTGGATCATCCAGCATTTGACGAACCTGCCCAGACACCCATGCGTCGAAGAAATAATGGGCGCGCTCCTTGATGGCCGCGCATTCTTCCACGGTGACATCAAACACGTCGACGCCGACCGGGTGCGGGTTGATTTTCAGAACCAGATGGAACCGTAAATCTGACTTGTCCTGTGTGTCGGTCTTATCGGCATCTGGGTGCGAGCGCCGCCCAATGATGCCCACCGCCTTGCGCAGCGTGAGAACGTCGCTAGACGGGTCTGGTGATCCATCTGGCTTCACCCTCTCGCGCATTGGTTCACGATCTTCTGTGAACAGTTTCCTTGCAAAGTTCATTTTCATGCGGGTTTCCCTTTCGGTTGTTTCTTGCGTTTCGCAAGATGTTGCGCAGACCGGAAACGGTCTGCCTGTGCGACTGCTGTAGTCGCATTCTCCCATGACTGATTGCCCCGGCGCGCAGCGCGTCCGTGGGCATAGTCGTGTTCTAACTGTCGGCTTTTGCGCAACTGCGCAGACAGGTTTTTCAGATCGTCGCCAATCTGTGCGCGGCGGGCTGCTTTGTGCTGTCGCTCGTGCAGTATGTTTTGACCTGGTGAATGCGTTTTCGCCCACCAGTCACGGATCAGTTTCCAGACTTTCATGCGGCAATGCTCCTTTGTCTCGCCAACTGGCGAGCGAAACAGCGCCGTCTGTCCATTCCTCGATTTCCATCAGCAACTGGACACTGGGACGGGATGGATCGGCAGGATCGCACAACATGCAAACCCACTGCTGCGAAACGCCTAAGCGCTTCGATGCCTTGTTCTGGGATATGTCGTTTTCTGAAAGCCACTGCCTGAATGTTTTCACTGTTTCGCCCATGACAGTTCTAGCGCCTTTCGCCCAGAGGGTGCAACCACATTTGACTTTTCTGAAAAACCGGCCCAGAAAAATCGGGTTGTTGTCTCCCCAGCCAGCAACATCCGACCCTCACGGTCCCCCCCTGAACCCGTCGCGCCCTAACACCAGCGCGGCGGGTTTATTCTATCGACACCCCCCCATCGCATTGCGCGCCGTAATCAATGGATCATCCTTTTCAGGATCGCCAGACAGTTCTGCACCGCACAGTTCGTTCAGTGTCATCACGCGATGTTCGCGGTCATGCAGCGCGATGTATCCAAAGTTCACGGCACTGGCCAGAACACCCAGCGCGCTGGCGACCGCAGCAGCAGCGATCACCTTCTGCTGCGGTGTCATTGGCGTTTTACGCGGGCTGTCGTGAACGGGCATCGCCATCGTCCTGTCGTTCGCGCCGCGCTGGGGCAGGCGGTGCCTGACTGCGCAGCAGATCATTCTTCATCGCGGAACCGCGTGATGAACCGTAATAGTATCCGATGATGCCGGTGAACCCAGCGCCTAGGATGCCCGCCAGTGCGAAGATCAGATTTTGCTGGGATGATGTCATGTCCGGGACAAAGAACGCCGCCAGCACCGTTGCAATGAAGCCCAGCACCGTGACGACGCCGATGATGTCCATCATCAGATCGCCCTTGCCCAGTCTGGCCATTTCAAGTTCGCGGGATCGCGCATTCTGGCGATCTGCCAAATAGGCTTGTTCCAGTTCGACATCTAGCGATGCCGCCTGAAGTTCAAACTCATGGCGCATTTCGTCATTGGCCATCAGGCGTTCAACAGCCTGTTCAGGGCTTTCCGCCCCGGTGACAGTTCGAGCGATGCCCAGCAAGCGTTCTGCGATGTCGCCTGCGCCATCCCCAGCGAGGCGGCGCACGATACCGGGTGCGAACCGGCTGGCCAGTGTTAAAGCAATCGATGAAATCATGGTGTGCTTCCTTCCTATAGCGCGGCAAAGACCAACAAAGCCGTGAGCAAGCCGCCAAAACTCAAAGCCACCAGTGCGATCTGGTTGATGCGTTCGCTGAACTTCGCGCCAGACAGCGAACCAGCCGCGCGAATGTGACAGTATGCCGCCGCGATCACCAGAACGTGCCGGAATGGAATATTGGCCACAACGCCCCAGTTCATCAGCGATGAAGAAACTGGAAGATCAAAATAATGCGCCGCCCATGCCGTTGACCAGTAAACGCCATCCAGAACTTCGCCCGCAAAACCCGTAACGATGCCCACCGCGATCCAGTCGCGCGGTTGCCAGTGCCGGTGTTCAGTCCAGCGAAGCCAGCCGACTGTTCCAAGAAAGTGCCGGATCACCCAGATTGAAAAACCTATCGCAACGACGCCCAGCGCCATCGATAGTGCTTCAAGACTTAGCAGGAACATTGTCTTTCGATCCGTGTATCAGTTTATCCAGTTCTTCTGACAGGCGCGCAGTGTTTGCCGCCAATACAGACCGTTCGTAGCGCATTCGTTCCAGCGCCGTTTTCGCGGTTGGCTCACTTGGTTCATTGGCTGTGGCCTGCACTCTTTGGCGACCGCTCATTTTGCCCCCCTTGGCGCTGTTGAGATGTAATCGATCGCACGGTTTAACTGCTGCGCCATTTCGGCCATCTGCGCCCCGTTCGTGCGCGCGTCGTCGGCCATCACCTGATACAGTTCAATCGTGCGTTCTCGCTCGCGCTGGGTTTCCGCGCGCTCATTGTGCCATGCCCTGATCAGCAGCGCGCACGCGACCAGAAGCAGACCGGCAATGCCGAACCCTTCCAGACTGGCGACGATGCTGATCAAATCGGCCATGCGCTAGTAACTCCACACTGTCGGGCGGATCATCCGATTGTCTGGATCATGTTCTTCATCATCGACGTGCAGGAAGCGTGACCTGGTGGCACCTTTCTGCGCCACGCCAATCCCAGAAAAGCCGACATTCATGGCCGCACGCATGACGGTCCACGCGCGACCGCGATGCACCTGCAGATCAAATGATCCGCCCAGTGTGTGCGGGCCTGTTGGTCCGGTCGAACTGATCTGTTGGTTATAGGCAGGGCATCGATAGGCGCTGTTCACATGCATTGGCAGATCGCCAGCATGGGATCGCAGCAGCGTCAGACGATCCATCGCTGACTTGCGAACTTTTACCGCGCCGCAGTGCCTGCATTGCATTTCATGAGGGGGGAAGTTCTTCCACGGCCACAGAACCCGGTCGGATGCATCGATGTCGGTGTAGTGATCTGCTTCGATGTGCGTTTCTGTCGTGCGAACTGCCATGATGTTTTTCCCTTTTCCGGTTCTACTTATCCACATGTCCACAGTCCCAATAATCTTTTTTTAAGTTTTGAGATTGTTGTGGTGCCGTGGAAAACTTGGACAAATAGAGCCATTCCTTTTGCTGATGCGGTTAGAGCCTGTGCAGAAAGTGTTCAAAACCGCGCTGGGTTATAAACACTTTCCACAAAATCGATCAGGCGGGTGCATGAATGAACACCCCTGCTTTAATCCCAAGGCACCCCAGTGCCTTTGTTGGCCGCAGCTTCTTCAACCATGCGCGCGATACTGGCCGCGATATTGGCTTCTGCTGCGCTGATCACTGCGGGAGGAAGCCAGCCTTTGACGATTTCTGGTGTGAGGTCATCCCACGCGGTGAAACTGTCTGGATCAGGATCAGACATCGCTTCAGTGCCGATAGATCGCGCGCTGTGCGTCCCGTCAGTGCCGGAGCATTGCCAGTGAACAACGCTCACGCTTTTCGGCAGGTCGCCGTTGTCCTCAAACTCAAGAGGGTTGAAAGTCCATGTGTAGTCAATAGCCATGATTGGCCTCCTTGTTATGCGACTTTGACGGTCCCGCTGTCATTCCAAAGTGTTCCGGCTGTTCCGGCTGATGTGGGCAGGTTTGCGGTAATCTCACCATTTGCTGCGATAACCAGCCGGGACGAGCCATTGACATAAAAAGCAAGCGGCCCGTTTTCAGTGTTGTTGATATACATTGTAGCGCCGGACCCATAAATCTGCATCCCGCTTCCTGCCGCCCCGCTTGGTGCAATCTGGATGACAGGCGTGGCAACGCCCCCAATGGTGAGAAGGTTGCCGGGATTAGTGACGCCAACACCGACATTGCCCGCCGCCGTAATAGTCAGATGATCGTTTGACCCTGACCCCATGCGAAGTCCGCCCGACGCGATTGATATAATCCGGGCAGATTGTGTCGCCCCTGCAACCGCTGTGAAGTTAATCGCAGAGCCATAGTTGCCGCCTGTTAGGTCGGACTGAATGGTAATGTCTGCGATGTTTGAACCATCACCCTCGAAAAGCGCGACAGGGCCACCACTGGCGGCAACGTGAAAGGTGCGCGAGGGGCTAGCGGTGCCAATACCGACACTAGATGCACTAGCGTCCCAATATAGACCGCTGCCGCCAATATCCAGATCGCCGCCGTTCGGTTGCAAAATGAGGTTGGCAAGAGCGGAAAAATCGTCAACGGCTCGGTTTTGTATCCAGCCGACGCCGCCATTGCCCACGCCGACATGAACACCATAGCCAGCCGCGCCGACATTGGTGGCGTAAAAAACCGCGGCCTGTGTGCTGTCCGTTGATCCCGATGTGGATGAAGCCGCAGCACCAGAGCCGATCCCAACCTGTAAAGCGCCTTCATGGTCGACGGTTGCCTGACCCGACAGGATCGCGCCGGTAACTTCCAGCGGGGCGGCGGGGGAAGTGTTGCCAATGCCGACATCACCACCGGGGGTGATAGTAACTGCATCCGTGGCATTGTTGATGGAGAAGCCAAAATCGGACGCGATAAACGTCATTTTGCGCCAAGATGTACCGGGTTCCAAGGAGATCAGGCGCGAACCATTTGTCGCGTCATGTGCGATACCAAAGGCAGAGCCAGACGCCCCAGCCACACCAAAAACGGCGGCATTGCCGTCCCAAGTGCCGACAGCATGTGTTCCCAAGACAGTGTGGAGCGGTCCAGCTGGTGCAGCAGTCCCAATACCAACACGCCCCGCTGACTGGTCGAAGAAAAAACCAGTCGTATCGAACGCCACATCACCCGAAGCCGCCAGCGTGGTAAACGCGCCCGCTGCTGGGGTGGAACCGCCAATCGCTGTGCCGTCAATCGCGCCGCCTGTAATAGCGACCGAACTTGCGGCCTGTGTGGCGATAGTGCCAAGGCCCAAGTTCGTTCTGGCACCCGCTGCGGTCCCGGCCCCGGTGCCGCCATCTGCAACAGCCAGATCAGTGATGCCGCTGATCGATCCGCCTGTGATCGTCACTGCATTGGCGTTCTGGGTGGCAATGGTTCCCAGTTCGTCAGTCGTCAGCGTCGTGTTGATCCAGATCGCCGCGCCGGTCGATGCATCCACACACCGATAGGCTTCATTGCCAGTTTGATCGATCCACAGCGATCCTTCTGCAAACGTGCCGTTGCCGCCAGTATTGCTGTCATCGTCATTGGCATCTGGCGCGCTGGTCGCGTCCAGTTTGGACGCGGCTGCATTGTTCACTTTCGTCTGCAGGGCGCTGGACAGCATCGCTTCTGTGATTTCAGACGCGGCCATGACAGACCCGCCGAAACTGGACGTGGCACCGACATAGCCCCATTGCGCGTTCGTGATTGTTACGCTGTCGATGTTGGCCAGTTCGCCCAGTTCAGCCGATGTCAGACCGCCAATCGTGCCGCCTGATGTGGAAATGTTCCCAGTTGCGCTGATCGTGCCGGTGACTGCGAAGCCGGTTGTTGTCGTTCGCCAGACATTCGAACCGCCCACGTCCAGATCGATCTGATCATCTGCGGTGGCGTGCAGGATGCTATCGCCATCTGCATCGATCACCAGATCAGAACCGTTCAGATCAAGATTGGCCCCAGCGGTCAGCGCACCAGACACAGATAGGGCGCCAGAAATCGTCATGGCCCCTGTCAGAGCCAGCAGGGCGGCTGTCGCGCGCAACAGGTTCGTGCCGCCTATGTCCAGATCGATCTGATCATCTGCGGTGGCGTGCAGGATGCTATCGCCGTCTGCGTCAAGAACCAGATCATTCCCGTCCAGATCAAGCGCGCCGGTCATGCCATTGTTGCCGCCCCGGTGCAGGCAGGCTTCCAGACCTGATTTGATGTTCTGAAGTTCATCATCCACCTTGTCGGCATCGATGAAGTGATCAGGCGCACCCGCATCGCGGTCTGCTGGGAAGTCTTGGTTCAGTGTGAATGTTCCACCACTCCACGCCATGTTCGTTCTCCTAGTTTGGTTCGCGGGGTATCATGTTTTGCCGCGTGCGTTGTGCCTCTATTTGATAAATCCGTTCTTCGATGTCGGACTGGATCAATGGTTGTCGGCGCATCCACCAGGTATTTGATGCTTCTTCGCTCGTAACCCGGTTAATGCGATAGCGCCGCGCCAGTTCGGTATAGATTGCGGGCGAAATATCCCTGATCTGCTGCAGGATCGCCGTGCGGTCATATTGCGGTTGGCTGTCATTGTACCCACCCACGCCGATTGTTGTCAGCGCCCAGCGCGCTTCATAGCTGGACAGGTTGTTCAACAGGCCAATCAGATCGCCGCGCTGGCGCTGTGTCAGATCGCTGGCGATCAGGGTTTCTGTGCGAAGCCTGCGCACCGCCCTGCGACGAAGCTGGTCCTGCAGCCCCCGGTTCGCGGCCATCGCGCGCCGGGATCGATCCAGCGGGTGCAATCGCCGGTCTGCGGTTTCTCCATTTGTGAACAGCAGCGCATAATCGCGTTCTATTGGATCTAACTGTTGAAGATGTTGCACAGCCCGTTCGATGTCATTGCGGCGAACCTGTTCACGATAACCCGCCCGCGCGTTTTCAAACCGGCCACGCAGTTCGCTTGCATAATCATAGAAATCGCCGCGCACCCGCGATCCGCGCGAACTGTCGCGGAAGAACCTGCGCAGAACTGGTGTGTCAGCCAGCGTGTTGGCTGATGCATCGCCCCAGATGATGTTGGACAAGCCCTGCGCATTGCGCATCCATGATCCGCCAAACCCTGCCAGCGCGTGATCGACTTTTTCAGGTGACACACCTTCGCCGCCGAACATGCGGCTGATCGGTGACAGGGCGTAGGACACACCCAGACCGAGGCGCGACGTGAATGCATCGTGCTGCATCTGGGGCGGCAGTCTTTCCAGTGACGGGGAAACTATCGGGGCATCGTCGAACGAGCGGCGATTAGCCCACAACTCCATTGGCACTGTGATGATCGGTGCCTGATTAGGTGGCAGCATCGTGTAGCGCGCATCTGTCAGAAGCCGGTTCCAAGCAGTCGGATCATCAAAGTCGCGCGCTTCCATTGCGCGTTCGACAATGTTGGAAATCATGCCCAGTTCAAACGGCTTGGGAACGCTGACCCACTGGCCATTGATCCGCACCATCCAGTGTGTCGCGCGAAGGTATGCGCTGAACTCCTGATATTCCGGTTCATCCGAGTAAAGCAGATGCACCAGGTATCCGATGAACCCGGTGGACATCAGTTTCATAAATGCCTTGATGCCCACCCGCCGTTGGCGTGCTTCCTCGACTGTGTATTGCGTTTTCTCGCCAGTCATGGCTTCGCGCAGCGTGCGGCGAACTGCCTTGTTGGCGAACACCACCCGCACCGCCTTGTCAGTACCCTGCAGCATCGCATTCAGGAATGTGATCAGACGACGCGCGAAGTTCATGCGCGAGCCATAGCGGCCAAAATCGATATAATCGCGGGCTTGGAATGCGGCCTGCACCATCGCGTCATGGTCTGACATGCCGTCGCGCTTCAGGCGCTTGAAGGCGTTTCTGAACAGACCCAGCCGCGTGCCAGTCTCGGATAGTTCAGACAGTTGCATCACGCCGGTCCAGCTTTTGAAGCGCCGGATGAACCAGCCCTTCTTGCGCATTGACTTCATGTCGCGGGCAATCTGGCCTTTGCGCAGCGCACCGACATTGGCACCGCCCATCAGCCCCCCAGCGCGATTGTAGCGCTTTGACCATTCGTCCTGTCGTATCTCGGACACCATGCCGCCAACACTGGTGACGATTGGCGTGGCGTCCTCTGTCAATATCCAGCTTGTGAACTGATCGCGCACAAAGTTCGCCATCAGGAATGCCCATTCTGTTGTGATGCTCAAACGCTGGACGGCTGTGGGGAAAGACAGAAGGTTTTCGATGGCGTTGCTTTGGTCCGTGCCGATGGCGGCGAACGCCTCGAACACGGTTTTGCCGAACTCTGCATCAGGCAGGCGCAGCATGTGGCGCTCGCCATTGCGCCATGCATACAGGATCGGCTCATTGCCTTCAGGGCTTTCCACCCATTTGAACAGCAGCGCATTCAGTTCGTTCAAGTCCTCGATGTTCACATCATCGTTGAACAGATGATCCAGATCGATGCCGTTCTCTGACTTGAAACCTTCCTTGAACTTTTCGAACGGCACTGTGTCGGCTGTCAGCGTCTTGGGTGGCACCCGTTCGATGAAGGCACCGCCGCGCTTTCCGGCGCGCGTGGCCAGCCGCCACGCGGCATTGATCGCGTCATTGCGGGCAATGATTGCATTCACATGATAGGCGCGGGCCATCATGCTTTCGAGGGGATTGATGATCGCGCGATTGCTTCCCTGAAAGCGGGTGATCAGTTTCATTTTGTTGCGCCGCGATGGCGTGGCTGCGCCGTTCACAGTCTGCAGCACGTTTTCATCAGACCGTTCGCGCATCACTGGGACGTAGGCGGTGCGTTCGGCCAGCAGATACTGATATGTGTCTTTCGTGATCAGACCCGCATCATAGGATTTTTTCAGCAGGTTGTTGTTCCACTCATAGATCATTTGCGCGGCTTCGCGGTATCGCGCACCGCGTTCAGACTGTTCCAGATCAGCGATGATCTTTTCATGCGCGGGCAGTGAAAGCTGATCAGGCCGGTTCGGGATTTTGCCATCTTTGAAGCGCTGCCATTCTTCCTCCATCCGGCGACTGACAAGATAAACACCGAAGTCCTGCAGATCGGCATCGTTCCAGCTTTGCATGATGTTCTTGCCCAGCGCGACTTCGACCGCATCAGCCAGTGACGGACCAGTGCCGTCTGTGCCGCGATATTCAGAAACGCCGTGAACAATATCCATCTGGCCAGCCGCGCCGCTATCAAGTGCCAGCCGTGACAAGATGTAGGGGTTTTCAGATGGCCGGATTTCAGCGGGCTTGTTCACACCCGTCTGTTCCTTCGTGTTCTGTTCGATGGCGCGCTGCAATGCGTCTGTAAGCTGCCCCAGCGGGTTCTGCTGATCGATGATCACGCGATAGGTATCATTGGCCATCTGGGACACGACGCCAACAGCGCCTGATCTGCGGACATCTTCGCTGATCTGTTCGATAGGGTTGCGCAGCGTTTTCACGACGCGCGTACTGGCGACATCGTAATCTGGCGCTGTCAGCCATAGTTCATATTCAGCGCGGATCGCTTCGACTTCCGCCATGATGTTCTTGCCCATCGTGGCTTCCAGCGCGCGTTCAAGCTGTGCGAACTTTTCCCGGCTTTCGCCCAGCGCATAGTTCGGGTTCGTCATGAACCAGCGGAAAAACTCTGCGAAACCCTCGATTTCTTCGCTGCCTTTGCGAGCGCCGGGATAGGCCCATGTTTTGACCAGCGCGCCATCTGCACCCACCCAGTTCTGATAGGCGGCATCGTGCCTGAACTGCCATGCGTGGCCGATTTCATGCGCCAGTGTTTCCAGTTCTTCGATCACGCCCTTATTGCGGCGAATGACGCCTGTTTTCGGATAGTAAACACCCAGATAGCGTTTCGATGTCATGCGGCGTTCGCGCTCGGTGACACCAAACAGTTTGGCCAGCCGCCGTTCGATGTCGCGTATGCGTGAAACCCGTTCGTCTTTCAGGATCGGCTTCTGCTGCACGACATCGCGGTTTCGTGATCCGCGATCACCAGATGATGACGGGAAAACGCCAGTGCCGGCCTTTTCTTCTGCGGCCGCATTTTGCGCCCCAAACATGCTTTCGAATGTCGCCTGCAGTTCGGGTGTCAGGCGCGTCATTTTGCGCAGCGACTGATAGACTTCGCGCATCCAGTTGGCGAAGGCTTGGAACGCTTTGGCCAATCCTGGTGTTGGCGCTTTTCCCGTCGCGGTCCACGTTTCGAAACTTTCCGCGAACGCCTCGTGCGCGTCTGTTGGAATAGTCCCGGCAGGATCGAAACCCAGATATGCGGCTGTCTGCGCATAGCGCTGCGCGACCGCAGGGCTTTCCTTGGACAGTTCGCGTTCCAGTTCCAGAAAGATGTGGCCGAACTCATGGATCACGGTTGATTTATCAGCCGCCTTGCCCAGTCGCATCACAACGCTGTTGGCAGACAGGACGCCTTCAACCGGGATTGTGAGCGATCCCCGGCGCTGCTGGTGAACTTCGCGGATCGTGACATCTTCACCGGAGAACACCACATAGTTCCAAGTGCGGCGAAGTTTGCGATCCCGCGTGTTGCCATCTGCGAACTTTATCCCGCGATAGCCCATGCCCGCCAAGAACAGTGATGCAGCGCGATCTGATCCATTGATCATCTGCAGTGTGTGATACAGGGCGCTGCCATTGGCACCGCCAGACTGGCGTTCGAGCCAATCCCATGCTTGGCGCTGGTTGTCCGTCGCCAGCCGCCCAGCTTTCTTCATGGCCTCTTTGACAGCGGCCATCGAATAACTGTCAACGCGATCATCCCAGACCAGCCACGGACCATTCTGCAGGTCCACGCGATACAGACGGCCCTTTTCGGCCTTTGTCGGCAGATGCACATAGAGCGCCGAAAACAGCGCAGCGTTTTCTTGCCCGTCGATCCTGATCACCCGGCGCATCGCGCGGCGAACCACAGCAGGATCGCCCACCGTCAGGGCATCGCGCAGGGCGTTGTTGGCCGCGCGCATCCGGTTGCGGCGCAGATCGTTTGTTTTTCTTTCGTGGATCAGGGCATCGCGCGCTTCATGGGCCAGCCGCCGCAATACAGCATATTGATCTTCTTTCGTGCTGGATCGCGGCATCGCATGGTCTGCGCGGATCACTGTGTTGGTTTCGCGCTTGATCAGGGCATCGATAGCGGCCTCTGTCGCTGGCTTGCCTGTGCGATCACTGATCAGGATTGATGCCGCTTTGCGCAGTGATTGCGATGTCAGATTTCGATGCGTTTCTTCGCGGACAGCATTGCCAACGATTGTTTTCAGGATGAAGGCGCGATCTTTCCAGTTGCGGGTGCGGTTTCTGTCGTTCAGGAACGTCCATTGAAGTTCATGATCTTTATAGTCACGATCTTCAATGCGTTGATCACCCTTTCGATAATATTCAGATGTGTGACGACCATCAGCATAGTACAGACCCCAGCCAAACGCCTGAACGCCTTCGCCTGTACCGATATATTGCGTATCGAACTGTGTGAACGCCGTCTTTTTCGGGGTGCCGTGCCATGCCTTGCGCTTGGTTTTTATCAGATGATACCAGCGTTTTTTCAGACCATCTTGGAACAGGGCGCGCACCGTACCTGGTGGATTGATCGCAGTGTTATCGATCACCGCATAACTGCCATCTGCGAACCGCACCATTGCGCCATCAGTGCGCTGCGGTGTGCCGGTAAAGGATCGGCGCACAAATGGATGCTGGCTGCGGTCGCGTGCGTTTTCCTGCGCGA